TGGAGATGTTAGACTAAGAGAAGATAGTAAGGCAAAAGGACGTTGGGAGACCAATCAAGGTGGGGAATACTTTGCAGCGGGTGTTGGCGGTTCTATCACAGGACGAGGGGCGGACTTACTTATTATCGATGATCCACACACGGAGCAAGACTCAATGTCCGATAGTGCAATGGAGAGAACTTTTGATTGGTACCTATCTGGTCCTAGACAACGTCTACAACCAGGAGGCTCTATCGTACTTGTAATGACAAGGTGGGCTCAAGATGATTTGACTGGTAGATTAATTAAATCACAAAATGAACCTAAGTCAGATCAATGGGAAACAATTTCTTTTCCAGCTCTATTAGGAGATGAAGATAACTTACAACCCGTGTGGCCTGAATATTGGAACCTAGAAGAACTAGAAAAAGTTAAAGCGTCCATATCAATTAGAAATTGGTCTGCACAGTACATGCAAAATCCAACTTCAGAGGAAGGAGCGATTTTAAAAAGAGAATGGTGGCAGCCATGGACCGGGGATCTTCCTACGTTAAAACATGTCATACAATCTTATGATACAGCGTTCAGTAAAAAAGAATCTGCCGATTACTCAGCCATTACTACATGGGGAATATTCACGCCTCACGAATCCATGCCTGATGCTATTATGTTAATTGATGCCGTTAAAGGTAAATATGATTTTCCAGAATTAAAAATGGTAGCCCTTGATCAATACAAGTATTGGCAACCAGAGACAATTATAATTGAGGCTAAAGCAAGTGGACAAAGTTTATTACAAGAATTAAGAAGAATGGGTATTCCTGTTATGGATTACACACCAGGAAGAGGCCAGGATAAACACTCACGGGTCAACGCCTGTGCTCCTATATTTGAGTCTAAACAAGTATATTATCCTAGAGACGAACATTGGGCTCAAGAAGTAATTGAGGAATGTGCTGCGTTTCCTCATGGAGAACATGACGATTATGTGGACAGCACCACCCAAGCTATGTTAAGATATCGACAAGGTTCTTTCGTAACTACTTATGCTGACGAGGATGAGGTTGAAAGTTATAAAGAACGTAAATACGTATATTATTAATTAGGAGTTAAAGACATGTCAAAAAAATCAAGAAGACGAAATAAGATTCTTCTAGCAGGTGCAGCATTATTAGGTGCATCCAAGTTAGGAATGCTTGGGGGTAAGACTAATGCTACTAAGATGATTACATCTGGTGGTGGAGGTAAAGATGCAGCTAAGATGGTAACTAAATCTAAACCAATTTCTAAAGTAACTACAACTATCCCAAAAAAAAGACCTGGTATAACAGTTAATAAAGATCTTCCAAATACAGGCCCATTTAAAATGTTTGGTGCAGGTAATAAAGGTGCTAACTTTACAAAAGAAAGTGTAGATGCATTTAAAAAATCTAATGAGGCTCAAAAGGCTAGAAGATCAAAAAGTTTTTTTGGTATTAATTTAGATAATATAAAATCAAAAATGGCGAGTGCTTCAGAAAGTAAAGCTGCAAAAAAAATTGCCTTTAATGAAAAAATAAAAGCTAATAATGCAAAAATAAAAAAACCAGGAAGTTATTTTAACAAAGGCGTAATGGTCAAAGCTCGTGGTGGTGGAATGGCGAGAAGTAAACCAACTAAACTTTATTAATTTTTTAATATGGCTGAAATTGAAAAAGCAATTGAAGAGGAAGTTGTAACTCCTGATTCAGAAGAAGTAGATATTGAGATTGAGGGGGAAGAACCAACAACAGTTGAAGAAGCTGTTAATGAGACTGAAGAATTTTTTAAAAATCTTGCAGAAGACATGTCAGACGAAGTACTGCAAAGAATGTCTAATCAACTATTAGATGATTATAAAAAAGATAGAGTCTCAAGAAAAGATTGGGAAACTTCTTATACTAGTAATTTAGATCTTCTTGGAATCAAGCACACAGAGATGACTAGACCGTTTAAAGGTTCGGCATCCGTGACTCATCCTCTATTATCTGAAGCAGTTACATCATTTCAAGCACAAGCTTATAAAGAATTACTTCCATCTTCTGGACCCGTAAGAACAAGAGTTCTTGGAATGGAAGATGATGAAAAAGTTAATCAAGCGCAACGTGTTCAAGATTTTATGAACTATATGATTACAGAGGAGATGGAAGAATATACTCCAGAGTTTGATCAATTATTATTTTATCTAGCACTAGCAGGATCAGCATTTAAAAAAGTTTATTATGATGAAGTGATGCAAAGAGCTGTATCTAAATTTATTCCTGCAGAAGATTTAGTGGTTCCATATTATGCAACCGATTTAATGGAATGTGAAAGAATTACTCATGTCATTAAAATGGGAGAGAACGAGATACTTAAAAAACAAGCAGCAGGATTTTATAGAGACGTTGAATTAAAACCAACTGCAGCAGGTCCTACAGAAATTGAAAAAAAATACCAAGAGTTAGAAGGAGTAACACCTTCAACGGATAAACAATATTCATACTCAGTACTTGAGATGCATGTTGATTGTAATTTAGAAGAGTTTGAAAACGCCAATTCAGAAAAAGAAGTAAAAGTTCCTTACATAATTACTATTGATGAAGGCTCAGGAGAAGTTTTATCTATCTACCGTAACTATGATATGACTGATGAGACTAAAAAAAGAAAAGAATACTTTGTACATTTTAAATTTTTACCAGGATTAGGGTTTTATGGGTTTGGTTTAACTCATATGATAGGTGGATTAAGCAGAACTGCTACACAATCTTTAAGACAATTACTAGATGCAGGTACTTTATCGAACTTACCTGCAGGATTTAAGTCTAGAGGTATCAGAATTAGAGACGATGACCAACCATTTCAACCAGGAGAGTTCAGAGATGTGGATGCACCTGGGGGTAATATCAAAGATCAGTTTCAAATTTTACCATTTAAGGAGCCATCAGCTACATTATACCAATTAATGGGCTTTGTTGTTCAAGCAGGACAGAAGTTTGCAGCAATTACTAACATGGATACAGGTAATGATTTGCAAAATAGAGCTGTTGGTACGACTGTTTCGCTATTAGAGCGTGGTTCGAGGGTCATGAGCGCAATACACAAGAGATGTTACTACTCAATGCGTAGAGAATTTAGACTATTATCAAAAGTATTCGGTACATATCTACCACCAATCTACCCATATTCAGTATATGGTGCAGATCAAGCAGTAAAACAAACTGATTTCGATGATAGAGTCGATGTAATACCAGTTGCCGACCCTAATATCATGAGTATGGCACAAAGAGTAACGCTTGCTAACGAAAATTTAAAGATTGCTATGTCAAATCCTATGATGCACAACTTGAGAGAGGCATATCGTAGAGTTTATGAAGCATTAGGGACTCAAGACATAGATCAAATACTTATTCCACAAGAAAAACCAATGCCTAAAGATCCTGCAACCGAAAATATGGAATCTATTATGCAAAAACCATTAAAAGCATTTCCTCCACAAGACCATGATGCCCATATTGCAGCCCATGTAGCCTTTATGCAAACAAGAATGGTTCAAATTAATCCTCAAGTATATTCATCTCTACAAGCACATATATCTGAGCACGTTTCACTAAAAGCTCAAGGAGAAGTTGGAGCTATGGTACAGGAAGATCCTAATTTACAACAAATGCTACAACAAGATCCAGAAGCAGCACAAATAAGAATGGAATCTATGATTGCTCAAAGGGTTGCAGAGATAACTACTCAACTTGCACAAAGCGAAGCTATGGGTCAACAGAAAGATCCACTAGTTGCATTAAAAGAAAGAGAATTAGATCTTAAAGCAGTAGATATTCAAAGAAGAGCAGATCAAGATATGAACTCTAATGAGATTAGAGAAAATGAAATGGATGAAAGATTAGATATTGAAAAAATGAAACTTGAAAACAATGAAGATCAAGCAGCAGAAAGAATTAGAATTGCAGAAGAGAAGCTTGAGATTGCTAGGAAGAAGAAAAAGTAATGAAAAAAAAATTAAAAGTTTTAAAATTAAAAGGTGGAGGAGTACCTTATGGGCCACCACCATTAAGAGGGCCTAATCCTCAAGTCCCACCAATAAAATTTTCTAGAGGTGGAGGATCAGCAATAAGAGGAACTAAATTTAAAGGAGTATTTTAATGTGGTTATCAGCTATTAAACTTGCAGTCTCTGCAGGATCAAAAATTTACGCTAACAAACAAAGAACTAAGATAGCAATGTCAGATGCACAATTAATGCATGCGTCTCGTATGGCCGAAGGAAAAGAAGCTTACCAAGGTAAACTTCTTGAAGCACGTCAATCGGACTGGAAGGACGAGGCCGTTTTGATAATTTTAAGTTTGCCCATAGGAATTTTGGCTTGGGCAGTCGTATCGGAAGATCCAACAGCGATGGACAAAGTAAAATTGTTTTTCGAGATGTTCTCGCAGCTTCCGAGTTGGTTTACAAATTTATGGATTCTTGTCGTGGCGAGCATCTATGGCATAAAGGGAACTCAGATCTTTAGGGGTGGAATGAATAAGGATAAAAAATGAATTTAGAAAGAGATCTACAAAAACTTAAAAAAGAAAAACAGATGAAAGAATCTGCTATTGCTCAACTTAGAAAAAGAAGTAAAGATTCTATAGCTAGACCTAGAGCAGAAAAAAACATTCTATCAAATAATCCAGAGATGCAAAAAATATAATGATAACTTGGTTTGTAAAAAAAATATATCATTATTCAACTGCTTTAACTTCATGGTCATGGACTTGGCTTTATGGTAAGCGTAAAGAAAATGAAATAGATTATTCTAAACTAAGTAAGGGTGATCTTAAAAAACTTCAAGCACAAGGCAAAATAAAAAGCATTTACTTTCCATATAATTAGTTTATAAAAAAATTAATGTTGGATTATCACACTAAAGAAAAGATTGTTAATGTAATTAATAGATCAATTAAAGATATCAAAGATCATCTCTGCTATGGGGTTGAAACGGTAGATCAACTGATGTATGGTAGGGGCAGACTCAGCGCTTTAGAAACGCTGCTTCAGGATATTAAAAACCTGCAAAAGGAGGATAACGATGGTACAATTGATAAAACCTAAACTTACAGATTTCGGTAACGAAAAAAATAAAGAAGAGGTTAAATCACAAATTCCAACAGATCCCAAAGGCATCAAAGAATATCTTGAAATCATACCCAACCCAGTAGGTTACCGTATGTTAGTTAGACCATGGTCTGGCCAACAAAAAACAAAAGGCGGTGTAATCTTAGCAGACGAAACTCAAGACAAAATTCAAATGACAACAGTCGTTGGATTAGTTGTTAAACAGGGTGACCTTTGTTATCAAGATAAAGAAAAATTTCCTAAAGGTGCTTGGTGTAAAGAAGGAGAATTTGTTATTTATGGCAGATACTCTGGAAGTAGATTTCAAACTAAATTCGGTGAACACCGAATACTCAATGATGACGAGATCATAGGAACTATAGGTAAGCCAGAAGATATTCTCCATTTATTTTAAATAAAGGAGAATAAACATGGCAGAAGTAAAAGACTATAGTGCGGAAGCACTTATGGCAAAAGAACATGAGGTAGAATTAGATACCGATAATGTTAAAGAAGAAAATGTATCTGTAGAAGAAAAATCATCAAAAGAAGAAACACCAAGCTTAAATGTAGGTGAAGTTGATTTAGGATATACGGGACATGAAAAACCAGAAGAAGATAAAACAGAAAAACCACAAATAGAAGTTACAGAAGATAAACCTGAAACTACTGTTGAGGAAAAAGTTGAATCTAAAACTGAAGAAGAAAAACCTAACCTTAATGAGTCGAGAAGAGATTATCAAAAAAGAATTGATAAACTAGTCTTTCAAAAGAAAGAAGCTGAAAGAAGAGAAAAAGCAGCTCTTGATTTTGCAGAAGGTATAAAAAAGAAATTTGACTCAAGTGTTCAAAAGTTAAATTCTACTGATGATCAGTATCTTAAAGAATTAGATGCTAGAGTAGATGCACAAAGAGAACAAGTCAAAGTAGCTCTTCAATCAGCTATCGAAAATCAAGACGCTTCTAAAATTATGGAAGCTAATGATAGATTAACTCAATTAGCTGTCGAAAAAGAAAAAGCTAGATTAGAGATGTCTAATCGTGAAGAGCGTAAGAAAGCTGAAGAAGAAAAAAGTAAACAACAACAAAACGTACAAGCTGCACCTCAAACAGCGGAAACATCACAAACGGCACCACAAATTACACCTAGAGCCAAGAAATGGGCAGAGGAAAATGAGTGGTTCGGAACTGATGAGGTCATGACTAATGCTGCAATTACT